AACAAGGTGTTAACTCTATCATGGGTAACCCTACAGACCCTACACAAGACATATTCCACGAAGATTATAACCATAGAGATATAGGGTGGTTAGATATACCAGAACATTGGAAACCTGAGAACCATACTGGACTAGGTAATTTTACACGAGGTCTAGTAGAGTTTGGTCTACTTACCTGGGCTACGGCTGGGGTAGGAGGAGCAGCAGGAGCTGGTCTAAAAGGAGCAACTAAAGGTATTCCACTAGTTGGTGGTACGTTACGTTCAGCTAACGCAGCTGTTAAAGGTAATAAAACCTTACAATTTTTAAGTAAAGGTGCTAAGATATCTGCAGAAGGTGGTGTTGCTGATTTAATGTCCAGCAGCTCTGAAATGGGTAACTTAGCAAACTTAGCTGAAGAATGGGTTCCATGGTTAGCCCCTGATATTATGAAAGCTGTAGCAGTACGTGAGGGTGATAACCCTTGGTTAGCTAGAGTTAAAACTGTGACAGCTGGTGCTGGCATGAATCATGTCGGACATCTTGTTGGTGCTCTGGGTAAAGGTTTATGGAGATCCGTTGATGAAGTTAGAGCAGGTAAATCCATTGATGAAGCTAACATAAAAGGTACGGAAACCTATTATGAGCAAATGGATTTAGAGCTTAAATTAGATGAAGCTCATTCAACAGAGGAAGCAACAGAATTATTTATACAAGGTGAAGGTTTAGGTAAAGCAGATCCAATGGAGGAGTATGTACGAAGACATTCATCTCAAGATAGTATAGATGTATACTTTGATCCTAACACAGATGCTGCGACTAGAGATGCTATTTTCCAGACTGCTACAAAAATAGGAGCATCGAAGAATGATGCTTGGAATCCTATAGCTTACCTAAGTGATGCTGATGGTAGAGTACCTAGAAAAACACCTAATCCAAAAGTTAATCCAGAACAATTCTCACCTCCTGAACGTGCTACTATAAGAGCTGATGGAGATGGTGCAGTTAAGAATGTAGGTGAAGGTCAACTAAAATTATTTGAAGATGGTAAGTACCGTGGTCATACACCAATAATGACTTCACCAGCCTTAAAAGCTTATAGTAAGAATAAAACCAAATGGAAAAACTTTCTAAATAAAGCAACTAGAGAAATCACACATTCTGCATTTGCTGATTTAGATAATAGATTAGATTGGGATAAACTTAAAGCATCAATTGAGGAGCTGTCTGGTCCTATGATCAGAACAATAGAAGATCTTAAATCAGGTGAGAATGTTAATCTAGCTGATGCCTTTAGAGAATCTATGAATGATCCTAACAACAGAAGGTGGTATATAGACAACGGTAATAAAATTGAAACTATAAACCCAGCTCAAAAAGGTGCTAACGTTTTAGTATTACATGCTTTAGCAGGTATGGCTTCTGATATTGCAGGGGGTGCATACCATCAAGGTAGTAAAGTTAGTATGAAAGCTCAGATGGATATGGTTGTAGATGCTACTAAATTAATACTCATTGAAAATAAAAAGATGGGTGTTATGTGGGGTCTAGACGGTAAGCAACAACAATGGGGTTTCCGTATTCCTGACTCAGTTAAAAAAGCAACTGAAACCAAACTAAATCTGATTGATGAGCAGATGGAAGAGTATTGGAAAGCCTTGGATGATTTAAGAAAAGGTAATGACTGGAAAACCATGGCAGCCTTAATGGAACTGAATATGTTATCTGATGGTTCTGTGAGAACTATATCTGATATACATGAATATTTACGTTCTGTAAGACAAGGTGGTAAGATGGATGGTATTGTTATAAGAGGTAAATTTTATGAATCTATCAAAGGTGTATACTATAATTCCATACTAAGCTCACCTAGAACTATTAGAAAAGCTGGTCTTGGTACAAACATGATAGCAATGTTACGTCCTTGGTCTGCTTACTTTGGAGCAATTGCAGGTGATTATTTACCATGGGCTAAAAAACTATCCAAAGAAGAAAGATGGATGGCTGCTGTTCAAATAGATTCAATGTCTAGAGCTTGGCGAGAAAGTCTAATGATGGCTAAACGTAACTGGGATTTAGGAGTTGCGAGAAGAAACATGGACTATTCCCAGAAGTTTGATATTGAAGGTGATCTAGCACACTGGAAGTCTATGAAAAAATATCATAGACAATTTGGTGATCAGTGGGAAAATACAGCTTATGATTGGATAGATAATATTGTAGATATGAACACTAGCCCATTAATGAAATACTCAGCAAATGCTATGGGAGCTGGTGATGCTTTAGCAAGAACCATAATTGGTCGTCAATTTATGGCAAAAAAAGCTGCACAAGATGCTGCTAAAAATTTTGACTTTGCAAATAGTACATTAGATGATTTTAAAAATCTAGTTGCAAATAGTGAGGAAAATTTTAGGCGAGAAATTTTTGCGAAAAATGAAGACGGTGTATGGATTGTCAAAGATAAAGCAGCAAGTATGGCAGGCGATGAAGCAGCCATGACAAAAGGGTTAGAAAGTAACTGGAAAGGCTTTGAATTAATATCTGGAATCAAAGGAATGGAGCACTTTTTCCCCTTTGTAAGGACTGGTGTAAACTTCCTAGATCTCACTTTTCAGCATACATACCTTAATACATATAGAGATAAATGGAAAGATTTAGTTGTACGTCCTGGTAGAAGAGGACAAGGGGTTGATAATGCTATACTTCAGAAGTATGGTCTAAAACCAGAGGATGTAGCTGGTGAAATTGCTTTAATGCAAGGTAGAATGGCCATGGGAACTTCATTTACTGGTGTAGCAACTATAGCAGCACTAGGAGGTTTCATAACTGGCGACCTACCTATTTCAGACAAAGATAGGAAACATTGGAGAACAAATAAGATACAACCACATTCTATTAGAGTACCTACAGGTGATGGTTATACATATGTATCTTATAAAGAGCTTGAATTGTTTAAGCCGTTCTTAGCTACAATGGCTAATATCACAGCATATTCTGGTCAATTAGGTGGTTCTACTACCCAAGAAATGCTTTTACAAATGGGATTTGCAGCATCTGCATTACTTGTTGAACAATCCATGTTATCAGGTATGGGTGATTTAGCTCAGATTTTAGATGTAAGTCAATTCAGTGCAACAGAGATTCAAAATGTCATAGCACGTATGGTAAGGTCACAGATACCTTACTCTTCATTATCTGCTGATTTCCATAAAGCATTTGATGGTACACAAAGAGAAGCAAACACTATACTGGAAAAGATCGTACAACGTGATGTATTATTTAGACGCACAAACCCAGTTAAATATGATATATTTGCAAAAGGTAATAAAGCTAAAGAAATTTACTATGGTACTGAAAACCCATTAATGAGGCTATTTAATACCATGCTTGGTTGGGGTGTTACCTATGTAGAGGGAGATATAGTAAAAGAAACCTTACATGATATAGGATATAATTTACCCGAAATCACTGATGTAATAGGAGATGTTAACCTCAATTCTGCACAGAAATCTAAACTAAGTGAACTTTTATCTGAAAGTGATCTACAAAAAGATTTAGAATGGTTGATAAAATCAAAACCTTTCCAAAGAGAACTAGCTGCATTTAAAAAGAATGGCTATCAAGAAAGTGATGGATGGAGAAAAGAGAAAGCTTCATTCTTTAGAGCTATTGACAAAATTATCAAGAAGCATAAGAAAGTAGCTATACATAGAATGATGCACGAATATCCAGAACTAGCTAAACAAATTAAACTTATAAAAGCGAAAGACGCTTTATTAAAATCAGGTCATGGGCGCTCAGGAGGGGACTTAAACCGTTTATTGAACTACGCTACTAACCCTTAATAAATTATGGCACAAACCTCAAATACATATACAGTAGGTAGTTCAGGTCAAGCTGGTCCCTACTCATACGCCTTTCCACTTATTAACACCACTGACTTAGTTGTTAGTGTTAACGGTACCATAAAAACTGTTAGCACAGATTTTACAGTCGATGCAACTAATAGTAGAATCACATTTGTTAGTGGTAAAGAACCAGGAGCAAATGATACACTAATTCTATACAGAAAAACAGACGAAGATCCTATTAATACGGTCTTTGTATCTGGATCAACTGTTAGAGCACAGGAGTTAAATGATAACTTCAGGCAACTTCTATACATATCACAGGAAACTGCAGACCAAGCACTTAGTAGTTTAGGTAGTACGCTAACTAATGCTAAGTTAAATGGTGCATTAGATGCAGATAATAATAAAATAATCAATGTAGCTGATGGTACAGATACTAAAGATGCTGTAAATAAAGGGCAATTAGACGCTGCACAGACAGCTAATGATGCTGCACTTACAACAGCAGTAGCAAACGCACAATCTGCAGAAACAAATGCTGCGGCTAGTGCAACATCAGCTGCAACTAGTGCAACAACAGCATCAAACTCTGCAACCTTTGCCGATGACAGATCAGAAGATGCTCAGAAGTTTGCTAGTAATCCTGAAGACCAACTCTTTAGTACATATAATCTAAATAACCAATACTCAGCACTTCACTATGCTGAAAAAGCAAGTGATTATGCAACACAAGCTGGTATATATGCTTCAAAAACCTATTTTTATGGGTTTAAGAATGACGATAGCGACTTATCTTTAGTATATTCAGGATCATCTGATAATGCTACTTATTCTATTGCAGATCACAAGGTAAAAGGTGGTACTCAATGGTGGATAGGGTTCAGTGATGTATTAGATGGTAATGGTGTACCTAAATATTACTTCGACTGGAACGGTAAAGTAATGTTAGAAACTTACAATGAGAGCACCGTCAAAGATGACGTAGGTGATGATCTCTATAATATGACATCCATTAGTGTTTCTAATATACTAAGCTCACCTAGCCAAACATATTACATCAACAAACCAGGAGATTATGATTACTTTGAACTGGATTGGGCTGGAATATCAACAGGAGCTAGTTGGAAATTAAGAATTAGTGGAGTTAATCCTACTCCTGTACGTGATTTAGGCGTACAATTAAGGAAAGGACCATTTTTCTCCTATACTCTTAGTAGCTACTACATGATGAGAATTAATGATACTAGCACTTATGGTGCTGAAGGTGTTCCTAATCCTCCAGGAGCTTCTGTAACTGGTCATGATGGAGATGGTAAAAGCTATATTGAGATACCGATTTCTACTACTGACCCTTGGACTATCCTCATGGTATGGGGTATAGGACATACGGGCCGTATCGGGGACAACCCTGCCTATCTAGGTGGATACAACATTCAAATTATAACATAAAATGGCACAAATTGATCTCGGAAAATTAAAATTCCAGTGGAAAGGGCAGTATGCAGACTCCACAGCGTATGAGATTGACGATGTAGTATTTGATCAGGGTTCTGCCTGGGTCGTAGTTGCAGTCGTCGCTAATACAAACACTAGTAACCCGAAAGAAAACGGGGCATTTGAACTAATGCAGCAAGGTGTACAGAACCTTGGAGCATATAGTTCTTCTACAACATATTACTACGGTGATATTGTTACATATAATAATGGTTCTTACATTAGAAAGAACATTACAGCATCATCTAACGTAGTTCCTACTACAACAAGTACATGGGATTCATTAGTAGGTGCTCCTCCAGGATCAGTTACAACAACTTCTGGGGATATTGCAATAAGAGATAATGAAGCTACACTAACTAGACTACCTATTGGTACAAAAGGACAGAAATTAACTGTTAAAGAAGATTTCCTTGAAACTTTTGCAAATAATACTGACGGTGTTGACTATATTGTTAAAGCTCCTACAGCGTGGACAGCTAATACAGCATATGCTTTAAATGATACTGTTACTGCTGACGGCGGTAAAATGTATATTTGTGACCAAGCTGGTACTTCTGCTGCTTCAGGTAGTGGACCATCTGGTACAGGAACTGATATTACAGATAATGGTGCTCGTTGGGACTATGTACAATCAAGTGCAGCACGTGTAGCTAACCTAGAACTAGTTGGTACAAGTACTAATGTAGGTTCAGGTGACTATGTTACTAACGCAAGTGTTACACTTACAAGAGGAAAGGAGTATACATTCGTATTTCCAGCTAATAGTAACACTTATTCTTTCAAAGATACAACTGTAAGTGGTTATGAAACTGGAACAACTGGTAGATTAACAACAACCCAAGGTGTTGATGTAGTCTCTGTAACAAATGGTGGTACAATTAAGTTCACACCGTCTACAGACACAAGTGTATTAGCAACATCTTCTATTAAAATTAGAGATGAAAATGCTAGTGCAACTACTGATGAAATCAATATAACACTAGTACCACAAAGGTTTACTCCAGAATGGGCTGGTGGAGCAGGTGATGCTGCATTAGCATTTAACGATCCTAATACAGATTTCGAAGTAGGTGTAGGTAAAACACGTGTACAAGGACATGATATAAGTCTTAAAAAAGCAGATCCTTGTGCAACTCTATTTAACTCAGACTACAATACATATACTGAGGACTTAAGAGCTACTCCTGGCTGGCTTTCTGGCTTTGGAAAAGGACAAAAATATGCTAACTCAATAAGTGGTAGTTGTTATAGACAGGGTGGGATTATTACTTCTGATGGTCTTCCAGTTAACTGGGGTAACCCTTATCACCACTCTTCATACGCATATACATATGGTATGGGATTAGGCGTAGGTAACTCATGGGGAACTACTGCAAAGACACCAAACTTTAGTCCTTCAATTATTAGAGTCCCATTATTCTTTAAGAAAGCTATAGCTGGTGAGACTGACTATGCACATTTTCTAACTGATATAAACGGGGCCGACTTAGGTTATACTAAGAACACCATGAGGCCAAAGATCATGGAAGTTCATAAGTCTTTCACCTCTGGATTTGCTTTAGCTGAAAACGGGATATTATTCATGGCTGGGTATAACGGTTATGGTATATCTGGTAATGGTAATACAAGCTATAACTACTATGAATTAAATGCCTGTCCATTCTATGATGATGAAGGTACTCAGTTAGCAGGATCAAATTATCCGAAGATTTCTCAGATATGTTATACAGGTGCTCCTAATAACTATACAGACGGTGATTATCAAACCTGTGTGGCAATAGACACAAATGGTATTGTATATACAGTTGGTTATAATGGATGCAATCAGTTAGGTAGAAACGGTACTTCCAATGATGCCTACTTCAAGGCTATATCTAGTGACAAGAGTGCTTTTGGAGACGAGAAAGTTATATACATCACTTGCTCTGAACACTCAGGTACTGTAGCTCATATGGCAGCAATCACTGAAACTGGAAAGCTGTATATGTGGGGTTATAACGGATACGGAAACGTTCCTAACGGTACTACAACAAACGTAGCCACACCTTATAACTGCTCTAGTGATACTAATAATTCTATCAATGGAAAGACTGTAGAACACGTAGTTCTTAACTCAAGTGGTGGTCATAATATTACTACTATCTTGTGTACTGATGGCACTGTCCATGTTTGTGGATATATGGAAAATTATGGAGTATATGCAGGTTGTGCTTCAACTGACGGTGAATATAAAAGCCAAACAGCTCAATTAACACATGGATCTACACTCTGGAATAGCGATAATCAGAAGGTTATTGGATTATGGCAAACAGGAGGTAGATACCCTACTACTTATCTACAAACTGACGGTGGTGATACAGGAGAACCTAGATTCTATGCTTATGGAGATAATTCCTATGGTACCCAAGGTACTGGAGCAACTACAAGCCTTAGTGGTCAAAGTACAACAAGTTGTGGAACCTTTGCAGGTGGTGAACTTGTATTCCAAACCTTTGGTGACCAGGAAACTGGAACAGATAACAGCAGACCAAATGAAGTAAGTGGAGTTAGATCTACATTTGAGGATTCAACACATGCTAACTATCGACAACTGAAGATAGGAAAGATTGTTAAATTTGCAACAGCTAATTACTATCAGAACCAGTCTGGTCATAGTATGGCTTTAGACGAAAATGGTCAAGTCTATGTAGTTGGTTATTGGGAATATAAACCTTGTTACACTTTTGAAAGAGATGACGGTGCTTACTTCGAGTCTTCTAACAACTATACAACAAAATGGATACCTCTCTTTACTCAAGGTGAGCCAATGGTTGATATAGCTTTCGTTGGTAACAATAGTACAAGTGAGGAATGCTGGTTGTTAGTAGGTAAATCAGGTACTATGTATACTGGTGGTAGCTCATCTTGGTATCAAAATGCTGCTACCGATCAATCCAGCCATAGCTGTCAACCATTCGAAATTAATGCTTATACAGGATCTTAATCATGGCAAAATTTTATGAAATCGCCCTTACGGGTGTTAAAGAATCTTGGGGAGTAGGTCTTAATCACCAAGCAGCACCTAACGCTGAAACCGATCCTACAAAACTTCTAACAAAGTGGGAAACTCCTGAAAACGGGATCTTATTAACTGCTGATGATCAAGATGGCACAGTGCTTGCTAATACTACATGTACAGTGACTCTAATAACAGATACAGATAAGATTAATAAATTAAAAGCTAAGTATATAGATCCTATTTAATGGAAATTCCTAGAGTAACATTACCTAAAGCTCTAGATATACCTCAGCTATATTATAACCCACCTTCAGCAAGGGTACCATCGTATAAACCTATGGTGATACCCCCTGCTGATTTGGAAAGACCAGAGGACACAAAAGCAGTTGAGACAACTGAAGAGCCAGAAGCGCCTAAATTAAAGATTCCGGTTATTGATATTGAAATGCCAATACCAGAAACTGCAGTAGTCGTGACGGCTGTAACAACAGCTGTAGTGGCAGTAGCTACTACTTCTGTTACCCAAACTTTATTTGAACCTATTAAAAAGAAAGTACAGAAACAATTACAAGCTAAAGTTAACAAATGGAAGGAAAACAGGAAGAAAAAAAAGGACTCCTCGGAAAGCTAAAAGATGCTGCTGAGGACCAAGAACACCAAATCCAGATCCTTGGTACATTCGTCAGACTTGGCGTAGTTGTTTGGTCTGGTTTTATAATAACAATGAATTACGTTGAGTTACCCATGATAAAGAAAGCTGGGAACTCAGATATCACGTTCGTAGCAAGTGTGTTTACTGGTGCACTTGCGACCTTCGGCTTGTCTACTGGTAATTCTAATAAAGATAAAGGTCCAGTAAATTGTCCTATGATTGCTAAAAAGAAAGAAGAATGAAGAAATGGATACTAGCGCTGTTACTCGTGTCACCAACTGCTGTGAAAGCCGAATTAGTGACTCCACAGTTCACGCAAGGAAGCATGAACTCTACCACCACAACGACCCAGGAAATCGTGGAGGAAATAACTATCACGACTTATGGGTCTGCATTAAACAAATGGTCAGGAGACAACATAACCCACACTTCAGCAACTTCTGGCGGAATAGCGGATTCAGATTCGGTATTCAACATAACAACAGCTGGAAGCGACTTTACACTAGAAATAGTAACAAGAGCAGCGAGTCAGGTACTAGAAGTAACAGAAATCGAAAGAGAAATCGACACTACTTCTACTACGGTATCCTTATCAGTCTTCTCTCAATAGCTCCGGTTAAAGCTAATGAACCAGAAACTAATAATGTTAGTAACCCCGTAGCTGCAGCGACTGGGAATGTGACCAATCAAGCTGTACAATTCCAGAACAATGGTGCACCGTCACGACAAGTGATGGGTCCAAATATCAGTTGTAATGGTAGTACTATGACATTTTCTCCATTTTATATGGGAAATCATACTACACCATTCGATGAACATATGGATCAACAGAGTTACACTGTAGCTGAGAACTGGGGTTTCCAAGTTAATTTCATGGTACCCCTAGATGGTTCAATAGTAGAACGATGTAAATCTATAGCTGCGAGACAGCAAGCTAAGATGGAACTTGATTATGAGTTAGTCAGAATGAAAAACTGTGCTGAACTCCAACAGAAAGGTTTCATGTTAGTCCCTGGTTCTCGTGTCTATCATATATGTAGTGATGTGATCGCTATATCTGCATGGAAAACTGCAGAAAAGAAGGTTCTTGAATGTAAAGAGCCTCCTAAGCCTTGGTATAAACCATGGCAACAAAGTAAACCTAAATGCCCACAAAAACAATGATCGTCCTAATCAAGCCTATTCTATTCGCTTTTCTCAAGTCAGATTCAGTTAAGAAACTTGTAGTAGATTTACTAGAGGCTTATGTATCTAGAACTGACAACAAGCTTGATGACCAAGCACTAAAAGTGGTTAAAGAAAAACTATTTAGCTAATGAAACGAGCCACAGAGAAGCAGTTTGATGAACTGCACGGTATTCTTACAAAAGAGTTTCTTGCTAGGATTAAATCAGGAGAAGCTACTACAGCTGATCTAAAAGCTGCAGCTGACTGGCTCTTCAAAAATGATATAACTGGTATTGCTATTGATAACACTGCTTTAGGCAATTTAGCAGACATAATGCCTAGTATAGATTTCGACTCAGTACAAAAGGCGGTTAAACATGGCTCCTAAAAAGAAACCCTACTCACAACTTAAATCAAGTGCGAAGAACTACCGCAATAATGAAGCCTCTCGGAAACATAAAAATTCCGAGCAGCGTAAGCGCAACAAAACGCAAGCGAACAAAGACTATCGATCCGAACTCAACAGAGTCCGTCGTGCTGACGGAAACTACGGAAAGGGAGGAGACGACTATTCTCACACCAAGAGTGGTAGAATAGTACGTGAGAATCCTTCTAAAAACCGAGCACGTAATAGAGGAAGAAAATAGTCTATGACACCACTACTTCCATCATCCGAACACTATTTACAAAACCTTTATGCCATGCAATCACAAGATGCAAAACGTCTTTGGAGAAAAGCTATAAAGGAGAAAAACAATTATGAATGTATTTATTGTGGACACAAACATCCTGAACAACATCTTACTATCGACCATGTACACCCTCGTAGCCTGGGAGGTAATAACTTCTCATCAAACTGTGTACCAGCATGTATTGAGTGCAATCAGAGCAAAGGAAGTAGCTACTGGTTAAGTTGGTTTAGATCAACTTTTCCGCCAAACCCATTAACTGAACAACGAATAGTTCAGTGGATTCAATAATTTATTAAAACTATGTGTGCAATTGGCAGCCAAAGACCTGCGATGCCTGTAAAAACTAAAGGTGCTGATGATAAACCTGTATTCCAAGACTATCAACAACAGCAGCAAGCTGCACAACAAAAACAACAGGAAGCATCACAAGCAGAACAGATAGCAGCAGCAAGAACTACAAAACCAGGTCAAGAAGAATCTAGACCAAAACGTAAAGCACAAGGGACTCAAGGGGGTTCATCACTGAACATTGATAAAGGTGGAGACTACAACAAAAGTAGTTCATTAAATATACCTTCTAATTGACCCCTAGGAGGCTCCCTGTGGGCCTCCAATCCCTTATTGTATAGAAACACCTATGACAGACATAGAGAAGCAGTTACACGGCGATTTTAGATATTTTCTAACAGCTGTGTGGACACACTTAGCACTACCACCTCCAACAAGAGCACAACTTTGTATTGCAGATTATTTACAGAATGGACCAAAAAGATTACAGATCCAAGCCTTTAGAGGTGTTGGTAAATCTTGGATTACTGCTGCATTTGTTCTTTGGACGTTATTTACTGATCCAGATAAGAAAGTTATGGTCGTATCCGCATCTAAGGATAGAGCAGATGCGTTCTCAATTTTCTGTCAGAGATTAATATTAGAAGTCCCTTGGTTAGCACATTTAAAACCTAAGAATGATGACCAAAGATGGTCCCGTATATCTTTTGATGTAGGACCAGCTAAACCCCACCAAGCACCATCCGTGAAATCCGTTGGTATCACAGGTCAGTTGACTGGAAGTCGTGCAGACTTGATGGTTCTAGATGACGTGGAGGTACCAAATAACTCAATGACGGAGATGCAACGTGAAAAACTTTTGCAACTGGTTACTGAATGTGAGTCTATCCTTACTCCTAAGTCTACTTCTCGCATTATGTTCCTTGGAACTCCTCAGACCACGTTTACTATCTATAATAAGCTACGAGAACGGAACTATAAGCCATTTGTATGGCCTGCTAGATTCCCTAGAAAGGTGGCTATGTATGATGGTTTACTCGCACCCCAATTAGTAGAAGATTTAGAGAATGAAACTGAACTTACGTGGAAGCCTACAGACACTCGTTTTCAGGAACGAGACTTGTTGGAACGTGAGTCTAGTATGGGTCGGAGTAACTTTATGCTTCAATTTATGCTGGACACTTCTCTGTCTGATGCTGAAAAGTTTCCTCTCAAATTTGCCGATCTCATCGTCACTCCGATAAACCCTACACATGCTCCAGAAAACATTATTTGGTGTTCTGACCCTAAGAACATTATTAAAGACCTCCCTGCCGTTGGCTTACCTGCTGATTATTTTTACTCGCCTATGCAACAACAGGGTGAGTGGAGAGAGTACGCAGAAACGATCTGCTCCGTTGACCCCAGCGGACGTGGAACGGATGAGACGGTTGCATGTTATTTAAGTCAATTAAATGGCTTCATTTATTTACATGAGGTAAAAGCCTTTAGAGATGGATACAGTGATGACACACTCCTCTCAATATTACGAGGTTGTCGTAAATATAAAGCGACTACCATACTTATTGAGAGCAACTTTGGTGACGGTATTGTTGCTGAATTATTTAAAAAACACTGCCAAAACACAAAAACAAGTTTAAACATAGAGGAGACAAGAGCTAATGTTAGGAAAGAAGACCGTATTATTGACAGTCTTGAGCCTGTCCTTAATCAGCACAGGTTGGTTATTGACCCCTCGATTATTACCTGGGATTACAAATCGAACCCTGAAGTGGCTCCTGAACTTAGATTGCAGTACATGCTCTTTTATCAAATGTCACGTATGTGCCGTGAGAAGGGAGCGGTTAAACATGATGATAGACTCGATGCCCTTGCCCAAGGAGTTAAATGGTACACAGATGCCCTCAGCCTTTCCGCAAATAGACAAATTGCCATAAGAAAAGCTGAAGAATGGTCAGACCACATGGATGCTTGGTTAGACGATCCTCAACAGGAACTTAACCATATGGTATTCGGAATGGATATGAATCAGAAAAGACAAGCAAGAGGTTTAAGTAAAGGTAAACCCCTACCTACCTGGGTTTCTCGCTAAGGGGACAGTGTAACACGGGGAAGTGGTGCTCCTCGTGTGTGGAAACAGCGGTCAAAAATTAGGGGGTCTTCGGATCCCCTTCTATATCATGAATAGACGAAGTCATGATCTTATCTCCTTCTACACCTAATCCACCTATATTACAATGAACCGTAAACTTCTCACCAAAGTTATTTCAATAGTACTCCTTCTAAGGATAGCAGGACCAGTATTATTGTTTTCATATTATTATTTTAACAAAGATGGAAGATCAGATACGACAATTAATGGCTGAGATTGTAGAAAGAGCTAAAAAATCAGATCTTCTTCAAGCCAGGTATGGTAACAACAAAAGAGGATTAGAAGCTGCTCTTAGAAAAGATAACCGTTTGTTTGAAGTCTTTTATCCTGACCTATTCTTTGAATTTGGTGATCTAGAGATGAACTACCACCCTAAAACAGGTAGATGGAATTTAGATATAGGTTCTCTGGATATTATGAAGGATAATCCACATGCTCAACAATGGTTTGCTGAAAAATACCCTGGTAAAGTTTGGGATCTATTAAAAGAGGATACTCGTAAACTTATGGCCATGAGTTACGCTGAAGAGTTCTTAAAAATTACCCCTCCAGGAACTGTAGTGAATGTTAAAGGTGCTCATATTTCAGCAGTTAGAGATGTTCAAAGTGGAGCGAAAAATATCCCTAAAGTAAAGAGAGGTAGATCAATAGGACAACGTAAACAAGATATCTATGAGAAAAGATTCCTTAGAAATCCAGACTTCACTAAAGAGGGTGGTGTACTAGTATATCGTAGTGGTACAGGAGCTGCACAAAGAGGTCTTGGTATAGATCAAAAACCTAGATCCGTAGGAGCTGCCGGCTTTGGTGCAGAATTAGCGCCATCTACTGGTGCTGGTTGGGATGCTCATAGAGTAGCTAAAGTAGGTAGAAGAGCTGCCTCTGTACTACCTGTAGTAGGAGCTGGATTTGACGCATGGGATATAGCTGATAGAACTAATAGAATTAACCAAAAACTTGCCTCTGACTCTGATTATGAAGGCTCTATGGAGCATAGATTAGATCTACTCCAAAGAGGTATATCAGGAGCTACTTTAGGTACTACTTTCTGGGCTGAACCTGCTAATATGGCACTAGGTCTTACCAATTTAGGTATAGATGCTAGTAGATGGATTGGTAGTAAGTTTAATCCAGAGGAAGAAACTAGAGATAACCCTGTTTATAGAGGCTTAGGCTACGCATCACACGCTTTATTTTAACACATGACCACACCCACAAACCCACCAAGACAGATTAAACAACGTTACTACTATATATTCTGGTCTATTGCAACTATTGCTGTTGTAGCAGGTCAGATATATGTAGCTAGCGGTTATCGTAGTTTAGCGGAGGCATTAAGATCAACTCTCGTAAGCTAATGAAGCAGCTGAAGAAAGCAGAGAAATGTATAACTCGTAAAAAAGCTCAAAAAATTATTAAAAAGTATGAAAAAGCCAGAATTGCTCTACACGACACCCAGAGGAGCGACAATACACTCATATGACCTAGAGGGTGGTAAGAGGACGTTTGAACGCTTCCTGGCTTGTTATTTAGGCTCCTGTGTGTTCACAGGGAGTATGGATGAAGCTAAAGAAGCTCTCCTCAAATTTTAATATAATTTTTCGTTGGGAATATACGCTGGGGCGAAGGCAACAACCCCCATAGCCCCTTCAAAATGTCAGCATTTCGACACCATCGAGGGCGCAAACCCTGGGGATTTTTTCGTTTTGTAGTGCACCACTGGGATTTCGGAGCACACTGTTACATTTCTTCACCGATCTGTTGACATTTGATTTGATTTGCTCCATGATTAGGGAGTCCTTCAGAAATGGTCTTATGGATCTTTTTGATTTCGTTGATTATGTTTATTCATTCTATGGATCTAATGGTCTATATGATATGAATGCAACTAAGAACCAGATTCTTTCAGTAATCAACATGTGGTTAGATCTTGAATCAATGACTTGGATTGGCAAAAATGCTGAGTTCTGTTATGATTCAACTGATCGGGAAATCATCAGGGATTATTTAATTAAAGACTTTGGTCTTGTATTTCCTGATTAGGTAGATTGGATTTAATGGAGAGTTCGATTCTCTCCACTACCATTTGTTAACGAGTGTTAAGCACCAGTTGACAAGCAGCCAAGCTCAAGCTATATTGAGTACATCAATCGGGAGCCACACCGATTCAAAACAATTGATCATGGCATTAAACAAACTCAAGAGACTTAACTGTCTAGCGTGTTGGTAGCACGTGTCACCAGAGGGAACATAGACCTACCTGGGATTGAGTGGAAGAGCTAGCCGATCTCTGCAGTTCGGGAGCCTACCTGCTAAGGTGTTATGAGCATCAGCTAAAAGAGCGAACAGGCAATGCAGCTACTAGTTAGTGAGTAAGTCCTGATCATTTGGTTGATCATTCAAAACCATCTAGAAATCTTCTATAAACTAGACAGAGTTTGCAGATCTTAAGACAAGAGGGAAGTATACTAATCGCCCGATACTTAATGACAAGTTTCAAATGCGTTTCTATTGCTTTATAGATTGCACAGATTGAGAATGATTAACATGTAATTCAAATCCCCTGAATTATTAAAGAATGTAACGAGGTGCAAGTCCTCTGATGCTCCTTGCTGTACAATGAGTACAGTCCACACACAAACATCATGATCAACCTTGAACAGATTGAATGCGCACTTGATGACGCTGCTAACGTTGTCTTCGCACTCAAGGCTGCAAGAGAAGCACTAACCGAAAAACAATGGGATGAGCTGGATCCCTACGTTATGGATGTGCTTGATCACGCTTCTGACTTAGAAGCATCCATGCAAATGGAAGACATAGAGGGTTAAGCCTCAAGCCAGGTGCAATTCCTGGCATTGTCCTTGCCACTCACTGAGAGTGGTTAACTATTAACACCATGAGAAAGATCGAACACGGTATGATTCAGGCAATCATTGATCAACGTAAGCATTGGTGTAAAGACAACACACGTGTTGAGTTTGATCCGGTTACTGATCTATCAAGAATCTTCTTACATGGCCACTGGATAGCAGAATATGACCATAACAATATGGGTCTTGCTATCAACAACCAGGGCTATGAAACAAACACAACAAAGTCAAGGCTTAATGCTTTAATAAACTTTGTCTGTGACCCTACACAAAACGGTATATTCCAGAAGAATTGGAATTGGTTTATCACAAAAGATGGAGAGACTGAGGACTTTCCTTCTGGTGCATGGTATACTGTTTGATGAAGGTATCCTTTAGGCCACCATCACAAGTGGCCTGACTGATACACTCAATGTGTATCCTATTTACTAATGGAGTCTTATGACTTACTTCAACACCTTCGAAGAATTCCTCAATGATCGCTTTGATGATTTCGATGAGATCAAAGACATCCATGAATATGGGATGGCCGGCGGTT